TTTGCGATCACTAGGTAGACCATCAGACGCACACCACTACGACGTATCCGTCGCCACCGTTGCCACCGGCGCCCGAGGTGGTGCCAGTCGTTGTGGCCGCTCCACCACCGCCGCCTGACCCCCGCACCCCATTGCCGCCGTTGACCGTGGCGGCGTTGCTGTTGCCTCCGCCGCCACCCGTTGAGCCGAACATGCCGAGGGTCGTCGGGTAAATGGTTGCACCATTATTTGCCGATGTCGTTGCGCTGCTAATGGTTCCGTAACCCAAAGACTTGGGAGACGATGCGCCCGCTCCACTTGTTCCACTGGTATTGATGCCAGCCCCACCAGCACCGCCACCCGTAATAAAACAACCCAAGTAGGTCGAGGTGCTCATAGTGTCTCCGGTGGTGCTGCCACCTGTACCAGAGGATCCTCCACCGGTCAAAGTGCCGGGGTTATAGGAATTGTACGCCATATGGTGAATACTTGAACCTCGTCCGATTGCGATCGTTCCAGCGTTTGAACCGCCAGCGTAACCACGTTGTCCCCCTAAAGCGTCGGAGTACGTTCCGAAAGAGGATTTTCCGCCCCAAGATCCATGGTTGCCGTTGCTGTAGTCAACGGTTTTCCCTGCACCACCAGCGCCGCCGAGACCAACAGTGACGTCGACTGTTTGGGGTAAAAAACTAAGGGGAATTTCAGAGTATGAAACGCCTCCGCCTCCGCCGCCGCCGCCGCCGAACACGTTGGTAGGCGTGTTGTTGATCGTCACCGTGGCGGCGTTGGCAGACGACTCCGTGAATGAAGCCGCCCCCGCAGTGGCCGTCTCGAAGTTCGCATCAAAAACGGTGGTTCCAGCGCCGTCATAGCCATTCTTAATAATGACCCTGTATACAAACCCTTCAAATTTATTGGAAGTTGTTCCAGTGGTTAAATTTCCAACCCTCAAAACGGCGGTTGAGTCAAAAATTGAAGTTGTAGTAGCAACAACACGATCTGTGCCGAGTTGGCTCCACGTGCTTCCATCGTCAGACGTATAAAACTTGGCGGTACGCCCTGATGCCCCATTGTTGACATCGAGAGTTGCACGCACCCACTTCACAGTCATGCTTTCAAAATCAAGCGTGGCGTCGGCGGTAACTGAATTTTCAGTGGTTCCATTATTTGACCAGAAAAGCAAGAGTTGACCGTAACTATTTACTGATAGATGGTATGAGCGTTGGTTGAGTAGTGTTGTCCATTTAGAAACAATTGTACGAGTTTCAATGTTGCCGTTGTTGATAATGCGGTCACCTTCGCACCAACTGAACGCAGCAATTTTTGCTTGAATGTCAATATCGCCAGTGATTGAAAGTGGTGCGGAATCGGGAGCAGAAGCAAAAGATCCACCTGATCCGGAGGACAAAGCCAAGTGCGAACCGGTTAAGCGTGCACCGTTGTTATAGTCCCACCTGCGACCCGATCCGCCACCTCCACCGCCGCCGATCACAAACACTCGTGCTGTTGAAAGTCTTGGATCCGTCGGCTTGTTCCACTGTCCACTAGTTGTAAATTCTTGAACGTCAATTGGCTTGGTCTTTGTGCCGTAGCCCACGACAAGGCAGTAACCGTCGCCTCCCGATCCACCATTTTCACCATTGAAGTCGGATTTGCTTCCCCCTCCACCTCCGCCACCATTGCCAAAAGTGCCGTTGGAAACAGTGTTAATGCGGGTCCCAAAAATATTGAACCCGCCCCCGTGACCCGCCTGTCCAATCAAACCGTATTTTTGCGGTTCCAAAAATGGTGATCTTGCAGAGTTTGCGCAACCCGCTGGCGTCGCCCCAATGTCAGCCCCCCCCAGTGTGGGTCCACCCCCTCCAGCGCCACCAGCAGTTGCCAAAGACTGAGAAGCGTTTGCCTGACCAAAAAATGCAGCGCTGCCGTTCCCGCCAATCAAATGCCCCTGACCGCCACCCGCTTGACCGGAGGTGTTATTCCCACCACCACTTCCTCCGGAAGCAGAAAGAATGTCACCAAAAGTAGAAGTGCCGCCACTCGAACCACTTGAACCAAGAGTGTTGGCAGTGGTTGAACCATTACCTCCAGAACCGCCAGCCCCAATAGTGATTGGCACAGTGGAAGGCAGCAAACCGGCAGGCACATCAATAAATGACATGCCTGCACCACCGCCACCGGTGCCGCCAGCGCCTTGCGAACCGGCAACGCTTGTACCTCGTCCGCCCCCTCCCCCACCGCCGCCGCCGCCGACGAGGATGACGCGCACCCACTGGCAGTCGGCAGGCTTTGTCCACGTACCACTAGACGTAAACAGTTGCGTATTGGGGTCAAGGTCAACCGGTGGCCCCTTTCCCGGATAGCCAAGCAAGCCAGATTCTGGCATCAGAAATCTCCAGCGAGCGCGATGACGTTGATCGCTCCAGTGGTTGGGGCGACAGTGACCGCTGCTCGTAGTTTCCAACTGGCGTTGGGAAGTACGAGATTGGCGTATTGCACGGTCGTCCGGTAAGCGGTTGCTGTAGTTGATGAGGCGGCAGGGGCGCCGAGGTCAATTTCGTCGAACAACCAGTTTGTGGAACCATCGTTGATGAACAAGGTCAGAATAGAGTCTGCTGGCCGTCCGGTTGATTTGATGACGACTTCGTTGACTTTGGTGCCGGTGGCGGCGCCGGTGATGATGTCGACGATGGTGCCGGTGCCGTCACGGTTGGTGTTTGCCGTTGAGACAGAACCTAAGCCGATCCGTGGTGTTGATGTGAAGTTTGGTGTTGAAGCCATGATGTGCCTTTAACTGTAGAGGGTCCAAGTGTATAGGTCTGCGCCTCCGCTGCCGGAAGCGCCTTGCGGCCCGGTTTCACCTTGTGGACCTGTGTCACCTTGCGGTCCTGTGTCGCCCGCAGTGCCCGTGTCACCTGTCGGACCTTGGATGCCAGCCGCAATAGGTTCCCAATAGGCGGTGTTCACGGTGCCGCCGACAATGGGCGCTTCGTTGGTGGAGCCTGCCGTGGCGATGTATGAACCGATCGTAAAACCGAATCCGGTGACCGTGTCGGCATAAGCAACAATGTCACCCACCGAGTAGGTGGTCCCCGAGTCCCATATGCTTTCCCAAGTTGAGATGAACGACCCGTCAGCACCCTGCGGTCCTGTAGCGCCGTTGGCACCAGTTGCGCCTTGCGGACCAGTTGCGCCGGTCGGGCCGACAGCACCCGTCGCACCGTTCGCACCGGTCGCACCTTGAGGACCAGTGGCACCCGTTTCACCGACAGCGCCGGTGGTACCAATTGCGCCTTGTGGGCCGACGGCCCCTTGCGGTCCGGTGTCTCCGGTGTCACCTTTCGCCCCAACAGCACCTTGTGGACCTTGTGGGCCTACTGACCCTTGTGGTCCTTGCGGTCCGGTGTCACCCTGTGGGCCGATCGCCCCTTGAGGTCCGGTGTGTCCTTGCGGGCCGATTGCTCCTTGTGCTCCGGTGGCGCCTTGGGGGCCTTGCGCACCGACAGCGCCTTGCGGCCCTGCCGCCCCTTGCGGCCCGGTGTCGCCTTGCGGGCCGATCGCCCCTTGTGCACCGGTCGCCCCTTGTGGGCCTTGTGCCCCTGTTGCACCTTGAGGGCCTTGTGCCCCTACCGCCCCTTGTGGTCCTTGCGGCCCGGTGTCGCCTTGCGGTCCGATGGCCCCTTGTGCGCCTGTGGCTCCTTGCGGTCCGGTTGGCCCTTGTGCGCCGGTGGCTCCTTGCGGACCAGTTGGCCCCTGCGCACCCACAGCGCCTTGTGGGCCGGTGGCGCCTTGCGGACCGACAGCGCCTTGCGCCCCCGTCGCTCCTTGAGGTCCTGTTGCACCTTGCGCCCCCGTTGCGCCTTGCGGGCCTTGCGCACCAACAGCACCTTGCGGACCTTGTGGTCCGGTGGCCCCTTGTGGCCCGATTGCCCCCTGTGGGCCTGTTGCCCCAGTTGCACCTTGAGGTCCGGTTGCACCTTGTGGTCCGGTTGCACCTTGTGGGCCTGCTACCCCTTGCGGACCGGTTGCTCCCTGCGGACCTGTCGCACCCTGCGGACCGACCGCACCCTGCGGGCCAGTGGCGCCTTGCGAACCCGTCGCACCCTGTGGACCGACCGCTCCCTGTGGACCTTGCGGTCCAGTTGCACCTTGCGGTCCGGTCGCTCCTTGCGGACCGTGCGGACCTTGCGCGCCAACGGCACCCTGCGGTCCTTGTGGACCGGTGTCACCTTGTGGACCGATCGCACCTTGCGGACCGGTGTGACCCTGCGCACCAGTCGCACCTTGCGGACCTTGAACGCCAGTTGCCCCCGTAGCGCCTTGCGGCCCCTGTGAACCCGTCGCTCCCTGCGGACCCGTATCACCCTGTGGGCCGATGACCCCCTGCGCTCCAGTTGCACCTTGCGGGCCGGTCGCCCCTTGCGCCCCAACGGCACCCTGCGGTCCTTGTGGACCGGTGTCACCTTGCGGTCCGATTGCACCAGTTGCGCCTTGTGGGCCGGTCGCGCCTTGCGGACCCGTAGCCCCCTGTGGACCTGTCGCTCCCTGAGGGCCGGTTGGACCTGTAGGTCCTTGTGGGCCTTGTTCACCAGTCAACGCCAACACAAGAATAACTTCATGGTTATTTTGATAACCGGTTGTTCCTGTTCCTCCGCTATCAATAAGCGTTACCGGGAAAACCCAATAGGTAGAAAAGTACGTTGGGGTACCGGACACTTCCCACCGTTGAAAGTTGTCGGACAACGCAGCGTCCTGAATCACGAACGTATCGCCGTCGTTCAACAAGCCAAGAAAAATATCAACGTCAAAGCCGTCTTTGTCAATGTGACTGACGTGAATTGCCGTCGCTGACGTTTGCGTAGCGTTGTTGTAGAGCAGGTAAGTGTTGTCGGGATCACCGCTCGTGGCACTGTTCTTCACCTTGTAGTTGTAGAACGAAGAAGACTGACCGTTCGCGCCCTGCGGACCCGTCGCACCTGTGTCGCCGGTGTTACCAGTCGGACCTTGCGGACCCTGAACACCCGTCGCTCCCGTAGCGCCTTGCGGCCCTTGCGCACCTGTAGCGCCCTGAGGGCCAATAGCACCCTGTGGTCCTGTGTCGCCTTGCGGACCGGTCGCCCCAATCGCGCCTTGCGGCCCGGTCGGACCCTGTGACCCGGTGGCTCCTTGCGGACCGATCACCCCCTGCGGACCGGTGTCTCCCGTGTCACCTTGCGGCCCGGTGTCTCCCGTGTCGCCCTGCGGGCCAGTGTCACCAGTGTCACCAGTGTCGCCGGTGTCGCCCTTCGCTCCGGTAGCGCCTTGCGGGCCGATGGCGCCCTGCGGCCCGGTCGGCCCCTGCGGGCCGGTGTCGCCGGTATCGCCCTGCGGACCGGTGTCTCCTTCATCGCCCTGCGGACCAGTCGGTCCGGTATCGCCCTGCGGGCCGGTGTCGCCGGTCGCGCCAACTGAACCCTGCGGACCAGTCGGTCCGGTATCGCCCTGCGGACCTATAGCGCCTTGCGGACCAGTTGGGCCTGTAGCACCCTCCGCAGCAATCTCCGTCCAGAATGATCCTTCGACTGGAGTGTCACCGACGTTGCCTCCGTGAGCATCAATTCGATACCACGTTGATCCACTGTAGGTAGCAATGTCACCAACGGCGTAAGAGGCACCACCACTGTAAGTGCCAGTGAAGTTCCAAAGCGGTTGAGGCCCAGTCGCCCCCGTTGGGCCGGTGTCCCCTTGAAGGCCGGTGTCACCCTTCGCTCCGGTAGCGCCTTGCGGTCCGATTGCCCCCTGTGGGCCTGTAGGGCCTTGCGGGCCGGTGTCCCCTTCGTCACCTTGCGGCCCAATGTCCCCGGTCGCTCCAACAGCACCCTGTGGACCTTGAGGTCCTTGCGGCCCTTGCGGACCGGTGTCACCGGTGTCCCCGGTGTCTCCCTCTGGGCCAATGTCTCCCTGTGGACCTAACGCACCTTGCGGACCAGTGTCCCCGGTGTCACCCTTCGCTCCTGTCGCCCCCTGCGGCCCGATAGCCCCCTGCGGGCCGGTTGGGCCTTGCGGACCCGTGTCACCCTCCTCACCCGTAGCGCCAACAGCCCCCTGTGGACCCACAGCGCCTTGCGGACCAGTTGGCCCCTGCGGGCCGGTGTCGCCCTCCTCGCCTTGCAAGCCCGTGTCCCCAGTCGGACCAATAGGTCCCTGCGGGCCGGTATCCCCCAACAGTCCGGTATCCCCAGTATCGCCCTTCGCTCCCGTCGCCCCCTGCGGCCCGATAGCCCCCTGCGGGCCGGTTTGACCCTGCGGGCCGACAGGACCGGCCACCCCTTGCGGACCGGTCGCACCCTGAACACCAGTCGCCCCTACAGCGCCCTGCGGACCGGTTGCCCCAATCGCACCGGTCGCACCCGTCGCACCAACCGCACCCGTAGCACCAACGGCACCGGTCGCGCCTTGCACACCAGTTGCACCGGTCGGACCAACCGCACCCGTCGCACCGTTCGCGCCAGTCGCACCCTGAGGTCCGGTAGGACCAGTCGGACCGGTCGGACCATGCGGACCAATCTGACCCTGCGGACCCGTCGCACCCTGCGCCCCCACAGCCCCCTGAGGGCCGGTCGCGCCCACACCACCAGTCGCACCAGTCGCACCAGTGTTCCCCGTAGGGCCAGCAGCACCAGTCGTACCCTGCGGGCCAGTCGCACCCGGAGGACCTTCAGGACCCTGAAGTCCCAAAGTCGTAATGTAAACCTCAGTAGGTTCGGACTCGTTTACTTCAACAACGTTACGGATTTCTTCCACGTTGACGTCATTGGGGGCGACAACGTGGATCTCAACTTTGTTGGGTTCTTCACTCGGCATCGCGGGTCACCTCTGGTTCAACAACGAACCGACCCTTGATTACCCTGTACACCTTGCCAGCGTTGTTGTAAATTTCGAGGTCGTAAACACCGTCGGTGTCAAATGTTTCTGTTACGTCCGCTTCAATTTCCATTTCAATGGTTCCAGCAACCCCGCCAAGGGTCAGTCGACCATTCTCGGTAGTCAACTCAACCATAATTTCATTGGAATCGGTTTCAGGACGAACCTGCATGCGGGCGCTATAGCCAGTTAAATTCACAGGAGTTGCCGAAGCGCCGCCGACAGAAGGATTGTAAATTGTCATAGTGCGCTCAAAAGTTGCGCCCTGATCACAATTAATCCTATAAACACCGGCAATCATTGACAGGAACCTCCTAGCGGACTACCCCATTCTAGGAGACAAAAACCCGCAAAAAAGCAGAGATTCACTCGTCTTCAAACAAAGACGGGCCATCATGCACCGGACCAAAAAACGAAGCCGTCGCACGATCCTTACCAACCCGAGAAGAAGCCCAAGCCAACAACGCAGCAACAACAGCCGTAGCCGGAACAATAATCGTCTCAGGAATCTCATACTTCACAGCAAGCCAAGCAAGAACCCCAAGAACAAGACCCTTCAAAGCCTGATCAAGAGTCTGTTCGCCAGTAGTGGTGTGGTTTTCCATGTCAATCCTCGTCTTCGCCGGTTGCTGTCTCTTGCAACATGTTCGTAGCAGATACTAGCATGCCAAGGCCAAGCCATGGCGTTATCGCGTCCGAAGTCGCAATCGTCAACTCCGCCCCATCCTCAGTCAAAACCTCACAAACTAAAACAAAATTTGAAATAACACGATCCGGCATCGCCCCACGAATAATCTCCGAAAAAGCCGACGTGTCATCCACTATCTCGCTCCCCCTCCAAATTGGCCAAACGACGCTGCAAATCGAGAATCAAAGACTCCATCTCATCATTACGACGCTCACATTCTTCTTGCTCTTTCCGCAAGTCGTCAATGACTTCATTCAATCTTGCAACTTCCTCCCGGAGATCTTCAACCATGTTTCCGTATCCGTCTAAAAGAGTTGCGGTTGCCTGATCAATTCTACGTGCTTTTTCAAGTTCGTGATTGTCAATGTGGTACGAGTCCTGAGATTTTTGTGTTTTTCGACCAGCAATCCAAGAAAGAATTCCGGTAATAACTGTTGCCGCTGCAATAACAATGTTATTTGTCACTTCTTCCTCTCCTTGCATCCAAGTGACGTGAAAGAGGACGCATCAAAAATGGCAAGCATGATCGCAAGGGTTGCGCTCAGAACGTCACCTTCATCAAGAATCGCAGCAGTCGCAACACCACCCCAAAGGGCAGCAGCACCAAGAAACGCATAATTTGCAAAATATTTAAGTTTCTTTGAAGCCAAAGACAGGATGCAAATTCCACAAATTGCGATCGCAAGAATTGCTAAAAACGGGGAAACAGCACCCGCAAAAGCAATTGAAACGGTGAGAAGAGCAAGGATTCGCCCAAGTAGAAAAACGATACTAAAATGAAGATTGCTGTACTTGGCAATAAATGTTTGCATTCATCCAGATTACTAGATGACATAAAAGTATTTGTGGTAAATGATTTTACAGTTTGATTATGTAACGCATAGCCGTAAAAGCGGGAAGCGTGGAAACAGAAGACCCCGAACCGGTGCTCGCCGTTGTTCCGGAAACCGTATGGGTGTGATCCGACTCAACGGAAGTAGTCAAAGTGTGACTGTGCGCTGGCTGTTGAATGAAGGCATTTGTTTGAAGTCCTACTTGATAAAAGCCAGAAGCACCTAGCCAGAGTCCAGACCCGCCAGTGTTATCAAAAAGTCTTGGCGACTCGGTCATACCATGTGAGTGTTGAGCCTCCGATGAAGTTGTTCCAGTATGAGAGTGCTGCCCTCCACCGGCAGTTGTCAAAGTGCCAATACTGTGACTATGTGATGGTAATTGGGCAGTCGTCAACGTTACGGAATCGGCACCGCCAGTAGTTCCCGGCGTCCCACCACGAATAAAACGGTTGCTCAAGTTTGGAACATTGAACGTCGTGGCGTTATCGCCCGGCCCGTAAGTAGTACCTAAAAGCGCAAAAAGATCGGCATTGACGCCGCCCCTGTTAATTGCAGCACCATCACATAAAACCCAACCAGTGGGAGCAGCCGATCCAGCGTAAGCCCAAATGACCCCTGTTGGGATTTGTTGAGCAGCCTCAATTTTTGTTTTGGTAACTGCGCCCGCAGCAATTTTGTTCGTTGATACCGAATCAGTTGCCAAGGCAGCGTCACTTACCACACCTGCGGCAAACATCGTTGACTGTGAAACTGCACCGGTTCCGATAGCGTGAACATGGTTTGATCTGGCAAAAGTTTCTGCGTCACCAGCAGCGTTTCCGGTGCTGACACTTACAGGCGAGCCGAATCCGGGAAGTTGATGGACGTGATCGGCCCGAGCGATGTTTGAAGAACTTCCGGCAGTGTTTGAGGAGCCCGGTGCAATTCCTGTTGGCGTTCCAAAAGCCGTGACTGAAGTCCACTGAGTGCCGCTGTTGTTCGAGTGAAACAGAACTGAGTCGGATGTTCTCAGGAAGAAAGCCCTTGCGTATTCTGGGGTTCCTTCTTCTGCGAGTTCGGGTAAAGAAGCGCCAATAAAAAAAGTGGCGACACGATCTTCGATGCCTTGATGGGAATCGGTCATGTCGACGCGTGTGAATTCGTCGCTGTCTTCGTCCCAAACAACAACTTCAGTGCGTGGCAATGTTTCTGACATAACTCAATCCTCCGGACTCAGTTTATCTGAACTCATAATGTGACAGCGGAGACTTCAATCTCGTACCCTGCCGGTGTTGTTGGAGCAAGAAGTTCTTCAATAGTTGTTTCAGTATCGGATAGATCGCTCTGTTCTACCTCAACCCGAATTTTAAATGGGTCGCCGTCAGCATTTTTTACAATGTTGACGTAGCCGTTAGGGTTAATAAGCCCTTGCCGTGCAGCGGCTTTCAAACTGGCGGTCGTTCCACCTCTTAGACCGTATGCCGCACTACTGATTTGCCAACTGAAAAAGGCACGGAGAGTCTCAGGGCTGATGTCATCAGCCAGATCTTGAATTTCTGTCCACTCCAAGGTGCCGTTAGTTGGCTCCTCCGCAGCGTCAATGTTCGTAACAAATTCGTCCCAAGTGGGTGTTTCGTCAACCGGATCAGCCGTCGAAAGAAGCGACTTCCAAGAAGTAGCACCGATTCTTGGATCAAGAAATTCAAAGCCTAAGAACTGAGCCAACCAAAGAAGAACTTCAACAGATGCCTTTTCGGGATCGGAAAGAGAGGAAGACTTAAGAATCTGACCGTTTGATTCGGGCGACAGGTAACGAAACTCTTCCCACTTTTTAAACACCGCATCACTTACAGCCGTAACAACGTCAATGAAACGCAACAATGGAAAGTCTGGTGAGTCCGGCTGACGGTCACCGTCCTGCATGTACTCCGGTAAACGCAACCAAGTTTCTGCAGCAAAATTATTGAAACGGACAGCAAGAGGAATGCTCACCGTAGGAATCTTTACGTACAAACGTTTCGGACCGGTTTCTGATGGGTCCCAAAATGCTCCAACAGTGACCTTTGCAACCGAACTCAGGTTCGGGAAATCGTTACTGTCGTTGACCTCACTAGCAACGTCAATCATGTGCCAAGTGCCCCCCTGAAACAGTTTTCCGCTTTCCGGAAAAGCCGTCCAAGTTCCTGCGGCATCACCTTCAATTTCAAGTTCAACGTTTAGTGAGGCAGAAGAATTCGTTCCAATGTAAACGTGAAACCTTGCAGGCCACCTGCGGTAAATCTGAGGGATTGTAATTTCCTCAACAAAAGCACTAGCCGAACTGCCTTCCAGAACTTCAACAGCAAGAGTATTTTCGGCAAAAATGTCCCCATCCAAAATGGATGATCGACTCACCGAACTATTATCATCGGCAACCCACCGACCAATCCCGCTACCTAAAAGTTGGGTTTCGAAATCAAGCAGATTTGGAACTGAGCCGTACATCAGTCAGGTCACCCCGTGTTTACGTTTACTAAAGTTGTTTGACGTGGCAGCAAACCCTTTAAAAGGAAAGTGCCGTCTCCTGTAACTGGATCGACGTCAACAAGGGTTGCATCGGCGGCCTCGATTTCTACATCGATTACTCGAACAACTCCGGGGACACTGTCAATAAGTGAAATCAGTTCATTTTTGTAAATGACATCATCCCAACCCCAGTAATCGGGGTGCAGGTACTCCGCAACAGCGTTCTCAACCGATTGGGAAACAGAGGAAATTGTTGTGCTGCGTTCTTTCACAATGTCTACGGTCACTGTTAGTGACGCCTCGGCAGCATTTGATGCGTAAATCTGCAAACCAGCCACAGACCGATCAGTAAGATCTTCTTCCAAGGTCGCTAGTGTCGCTCCGTTTACGGATGCACCATCAACTCCGGCAACATAAATGGTCAAGTAACCGTTTTCCGGTGTTGGGTTTTGAAGCCTGTGCGAAATGACTACGCCACTGTTTCCGGAATTTGTTTCACCATCACATTCAACGGTAAGTGACGCTCCAGATGTTGACGAAACCAAATAGACCCCGTCAATCGCCTCTTCACCTAAAAGAATTCTAATTTGCTCAGCCGCCGTGACGTCGTGAGCGGCACCTAGATCCAATGTGAGGGTGCTTGTCCCGCCGTCCAACTCCCAAGCGTCAATAGATCGTTCTGTTTGAAGGCGACTGTAGGCATTCGCCCTGTAAATGTTTGCATAATTCAAAAGGGCGTGTCTCGAAAATTGTGATGGCAGAACAAGCGCTTCTGAGAATTGCCCAAATGCGGCTTTTGCCCTATCAAGAAATTGTGTTTCAGTTTCTGGGTCTTGCCCGGGGTCACTATTTACCGTAAGGGTTACGGAATCGATGAATGAAATTGAAGACAGAAGTTGGAGTGACTGACCCGCTAAAAGGAACGGGTAGTTCTCTAAAAGAATCCCTCGAATCGGAATAATTGCCGTGGTGTTTCCGGGTGCAACGGTTGACTGTTCGGTGGTTTCAAAAACGTAAAGGATCGGTTCGAGTTCAGTGGAGTCCAAATAGCCGAATCGAGTTCCGACGGGAATGGTGTGCCCGACGTCGTCGACCAGTTCCACCTCCACAACTGCACTGGGAGCGGTACCAATGTTGCGCTCAATTCCGTATAGTTTTAAAAGGCCTTCTGTGACTCCTGCTGGCAGCCTGTTGATGGCGCCCACGAGTTCACCGGTCATCAGGGAAGCGGCTTGCAACAATGCGTCCTCGATGGACCCGCTGACCGGTGACCATTCAGGCAAAGCAGTACGAGCGTATGCGGTGGCAGCATCATAAATTTCTTCTGGCTGCAAATCGTAAACGGTTAAGTCAATGTATTTGCTGATGTCTGGCGATGCCACTTGTTACCCCAGTCCTGCCGTTCTCTCAAACTCAACTTGAATTTGAAGTTTTCCCTCTTCGATACTTTGATAAACCTCAAGAATTTTCACTTCCGGAAAGTATGTTGTATTCGTGTACAACAGTCCAACCCCGTCAAAGTTTTCAAATTCCGGATCGGACGTCCCAAACTGTGGAAGTAATGGGAGTTCACCTAACCTTGTTGACACTGCTGTCAAAATTTTTTGGGCAGCGTAAGCATCGGTTTGGTCGTCAACAGTCACAACCTTGCCTCGGTTAAACCTAAACGGAAAAGAAAAGGCTTGCATCCCACCATTCTTTCACGTTTCCCGTAATCACATCCCTACAACACCTGTTGATTTGCAAATTCCAGTGCCGCAGACCACGCAAGAGCCTCTTGGACAAGATCATCGGGATCAACCCCTACGGCATTCGCTGCGTGCTCCAAAGGAACTACGCCTAAAACTACTTGGAGGGCCGCATACGCCCCTACAGGGGGCAATGGTGGGCCGTAGGCGTGACGGTTGACTGCTCGCCGGTAACGGGCCTGAATCTCATCAATGTCAAGAGTCATAGGTCGTCTGCCAAGTCGCCGGAAAGAAGCCAAACGTCAACAAAAACAGCAAAAACTTCGACATTTTCATAAACCTTTGTAGCCACCACCAGACTTCCGCTGTCTCTGGGTGCGGCCAACTTGCCGGTTGGGGGCAAAAACAGTGCGTCTGCGCTTTCGCTTAACCCAAATGCAAATGATCCCGTTGAAAAAAGGTCGTGAACAAATTCGATCCTGCTTCCCACCGAGCCCACACCTTTCTCAATAGTAATTTCAACAAGCGGACTGCTGGGGGATTCCGACGCATCCGGCACAATGCGAAGCAACGCTCCCAAATCACTTGACGTCACTTCATAAAACTGTGACTCAGGATCCTCCCCATACGTTGCCGTCCGCCCAAAAACATTCAACCCGCCCTCTACGCCACCCCACGAACTGCCATTCCAAACCAAAACATTGAAAGTGTTCGTCTCAAAAATCAAAGTACCCGCAGGAGGATTCTCAGGACGAGAAGAAGAAGTGCACACAACGGGAATCACATAATCCAAACTTGTCGTAGACTTCACCACCCCCAGAACAATCAAATCGTTACTTTTTTCCTCCATGAACTGGCAGGCGACACGATCACCCACAACAGGCAAAGTGGAAGCAATGACAGCCAGCGGCCCAAACTGAAAACCACGAGCCAAACGTGAAATCTCCACCCACACACGATTCAAGTCAGAATCAACACGAGTGACCTTGCCGAAATAAACACCGGTTGGGGACTGACCGGTTTTTGCGGAACGTTGCTGAGCGTAATAATTACTCATCGAGATTGCCGCTTAGGTTCAGGTTTTACCGGGGTTCGAACGGAAACAGAAACAGGGTTCAAAGACCCCCAACTGTACGACACTTCAGAAATCAGGTACGACGCATCAAAATTGTTAATTCCTGAGAAGACAACGGTCATGCCCGGACGCAAATTCACCGCATTAGTGCGATCAACAACAAAACGAATTTCTGCGGCATTCGGATCATCATCAGATGTTCGGCAGTTAGGAATTTCGTAAAGCGGATAACTGTCCGTCGGATCTAAGGTCGGCCACCTAAAAGGCACATTTGCCCACTTGCCCAAAAGCCAAACCTCGCTAGCAAAATACAATGTGTTGTCAGACTCAAAAACAACAAACTGCGCTTCACTCGCATTACTTTTAAGAACATCCCAAACTGACTGTGGACGCCCCTCATTGGAAGA